CGAGCCTCTGCTGCATAATCTACTGGTGGTGGTGGTGTGTACGGTGCTGATTTGCTACCCATAATACTTCTCCTATTTATTTAGCCAGATACACTCTCTCTTGAGCATACCATAAATGTTTGCATCTTCCTGTCTTGAGGAGATCTCCCTAAAACAGCCTTCCTTAGTAAAGCCCAACTTCTTTAGTAGGGTATTAGCCTTACTATTATCTACTGATGTATATGCTGATATTCTATGGCATCCTACCTGATTAAATGGGTAATCAAAGAATAACTTTAAGTTCCTCTTGGTGAAGCATCCTTTATCCTCAAATGCGCCTGAAAATACCATATCCTCAACACGCCAATCATAAAATATTGCTCCACCTACTATTTTCCCATCCTTAAAGAATCCATAAGTAGTACATTCAGTGAGGTTCTCTACCTCCGCTCGTTTACCTACCCACTCTGCTACCTTCTGATCTTGTCCAATCTGGAGTTCAATCATTATTAGTTCAGTAAGGTTTTCTTCTTTTGCTGTTCTTTCTCTTTATCTGACCAGAATTTTCTTTCAGATAGTAGAGTAGCCTGTGGATCTTCCTCGCCATCTTTAGTTGAGGTCTTGCCTACACGCTCTCTTGCAGCCGCTAAAGTTTCTTTATCCAACTCCTTGCGATCTACTGCTGGTGGAGGTGGTGCTGCTACTGGCATAAATGGTGCTGGTGCTGATTTACTTCCCATATTAACTCCCTAATAAACTTTTAGTGCCTACTTCTGTATCGCCTAAAACTCCTTTACCGCCAGTCAATAGTGTGGCGTATCGACCCTTCTTTTTATTTTTAAGTAAAGCCCCTTTAGCCTCTGATGGAGCTTCCGCATCTTCTCTGGCTTTTCTATTGATAGCATCATAATCTACTGCTGCTGGTGCTGGTGCTGGCGATCTACCACCAAAAACACTTCTAACAATACCGCCCATATTAATCTCCTAAAATATATTAAAGTTACTATCCGTTTGCCGCTGTCTAGGTTGCGTTTCGTGTATTCTTGCAAACCTTAAAGAGAGAGTAGCATATCTAATCGCAGAAATCAAATCATCTTTAAAAGGTACGATTCTGCCATCTTTTCGATGGTACATTCTAAACTCTTCAAGTACTTGCGGTTGGTTGTTGAACACTTTGAAGCGACCTGTCTTCATTCTCTCCAACATATCCATAACACCTGCCTCTAATGAAACGCCACCTGACCCCTCTTTCATTCCTGCTGATGGAGGATTTGTAAACCACCCACCCCAACTCCTGCCAGATCCCTTTAACATATTCACACCTAATGCTCTATACTGATCCGCTAATGGAGTACCTGATCCTTTATCAGCTTGCCTTCCATCTCTAGGCCACATTACAGGAATCCATTTAGGTCTAGCATTAATTGCCGCTGCATGAACTGCTGCTACCTCCATAGACTGTGCATAACTGTCATACACATAAACCACATCGCTATCTCTATCCCATGCTATCCACGCTGCCGTTGTAGGATGATCCCAACCATAATCCATTCCACTTATTCTAGGCCAATGAGCAGGAATCTCAAATGGATCACAAGTAATAATCTCTTCTGGAACAGGGAAGACTAAACCAGAACCGAGAGAAGGAATACCTAATGACCTCATCTTCCTTTCGTGGGGTGGTAATGCCGCTAGAATCTGCTCCTTAACATCTTCTGTCATATGGGGTGCATCATCCCATCCAGCAGTCATCATAAACTGACCGTTACGAAGATCATTCATAAACTGCGCTACTGTTTCAGTCATTCCATTCTCAGGAGTAAATGTCATATAGACCATCCCACCCTTATCCGCAGTACGAGTAACTGCTTGTGTATAGATTTCAGGTGGTGGCTCTTCATCTAGCCAAATTACATCAAGGCTCTCACCCATCCATTTCTCTTTACCCATCTCATAAGCCTTAAAGCCTAACCTTGAGTTACCTCCTGACTTATGGCGTATTACTATACTATTATGCGCATTAGGAACGCCTGGCTTCCTTGTTGCCTCACCTATATTCTTCATAGGAATTGCACCTGTCCCTCTTACTGTCTTATCATCTGGCTGCCCTAAAAGCTCCCGTTGTAGAATATCTCTAGTGGTCTCGTTTGAGCTACCACCTGCCCAAGCCCGAATAGGACGATCCCATTTCCTCCCCTCCCACCAATCAGGATATTCACCTGTTAAATGTATTGCCATCTCCATAGCACCACAATAACTCTTACCAATACGATTAGCCGCCATTAATAACTTCTGATTACCTGATGCTTTATGGAAGTCTAATTGATAATCATACGGAGCATAATACTTTAAACGGTTATGCTCCTCACGATACTTTAACTCTTTCGCTAACTCTAATGCTCTTTCAACACTCATCTAAATCACCCTCTTCTTCCATCACTAGATTATCCCATACCCTCAATAATGCAGCTCCTTGAGTTCTAGCTCCATACCTCAGCATATACGGAGTCAGCATATAAACACCTTTAGTAACTGTCGCAATATATCCATCATCCTTTAATCTTTTCATTATCCTATCTACAGAACCGAGAGAAGAACCTGCACCATCGGCAATCATCTGGTGAGTTCCAATTATTCTATTTTGGCTATCCTTCTTCTTAATGAGGTAGGTAAGTATCTTTACAGTAGCATTACCAGTCACGCCAAGATAATCACACAATGTTTGAATATAAGCCCTTTCCCAGCCCTGCTCACTACTCTTCTCATAAAATACATTTGCCTCTAGTATCTCACCTGTAGATGTATCTAATATCTTAAACCTATTTTGTAGGTCTGTATCATTCTCTAAATTACCTATTCTCATATCATCTCCTTAGCCTAAACACTAATAATTATACAGTCTAAACACTAAAAGTCAAGCACCTTTTACAGTCTAAACACTAATTAAATTATGCAAATATTGAGTAAACTATCAAATCTGATAGTTTAGACTATCAAATCTGATAGTTTGGAAAAAATAAGTTATTGATTTAGCACATAGTTATATTTTATCCCCTATGTATATTCTTACCACACTGCTTTTGATGCTTTTGATGCTAATAACAGGCTACTGTAGAGTGTAGTTATAGTTAGGTATTAGTCTGAATTTTACCCTACGATGTTTTGACTCAACCTTATGAATATACCAAACCACGCAACTTTGGGGGGT